AGCTGGTAACACAGCATTCCCAGAGATGGCTTTCTCAATCGAGAAGGTATCTGTTACAGCTGGTTCACGTGCTCTGAAAGCTGAGTACTCAATGGAACTTGCTCAGGATCTTAAAGCCATTCATGGTTTAGATGCTGAAACAGAACTTGCTAACATCTTGTCTTCTGAAATCCTTGCTGAGATTAACAGAGAGATCGTTCGTACGATCAACGTTACAGCTACTCAAGGTGCTCAGTCTGATACGACTACAGCTGGTACTTTCGATCTTGATACAGATTCAAATGGTCGTTGGTCAGTTGAGAAGTTCAAAGGTCTGATGTTCCAGATTGAGCGTGAAGCCAATCAGATTGCAAAAGACACCCGTAGAGGGAAAGGCAACATGATGATCTGTTCATCTGACGTTGCTTCAGCTCTGCAAATGGCCGGTGTATTGGATTATACTCCTGCACTGAATTCTAACAACTTAGAAGTCGATGACACAGGTAACACCTTCGCAGGTGTACTGAACGGTCGCATTCGCGTCTACATCGATCCTTACACAACTGGCAACTACATGACAGTAGGTTATAAGGGCTCTAGCGCATTTGATGCTGGTCTCTTCTACTGCCCATATGTACCGCTCCAGATGGTAAGAGCAGTTGGTGAGGATACATTCCAGCCAAAGATTGGTTTCAAGACACGTTATGGTGTTGTTGCTAATCCGTTCGCACAAGGTGCTACAGCTGGTCTTGGCGCACTTGTCAAAGACTCTAACGTTTACTATCGTAGAGTTCTCGTTTCCAACATTATGTAATCATAATAAGAAACGACACTTAATAAAACTGGCCCGGCGAAAGCTGGGCCTTTTTTATGCCTAAATAATGATAAGGAGTGATAAATGGCAGTACAACCTTCTACAAGACAATTCTTATCACCAGCTAATTTTGAGTTCAGTGTAAAGAAGTTACCTGAAACGAAATTCTTTGTTCAGAATATTAATCTACCTGGTCTTACTTTAGGTGAGACGCAAGGTCAAGATACACCCTTTCTCAAAATTCCTATCCCTGGTGACCATATCACATTTAATGAATTAGCTGTATCCTTTAGGGTAGATGAAGATCTTAACAATTATCTAGAAGTCTATAATTGGATTGCAGGTATTGGTTTCCCAGAAGCATTTAATCAATATGCAGCTGTATCAGCTAATGTACCTGGATCAGGTGGTGGTATCTATTCAGATGGTACATTAATGATATTGAATAGTGCCCGTAAGCCGAATGTTGAAGTTACATTCGAAGATCTTTATCCAACGAGTATATCAGACTTAAATTTCACTACTACAATTGCTGATATTGATTATCTTGAAGCTACTCTAACTTTCCGCTACAAATACTATACATTACGTAAAATATAGTTGCTATTTCTATACGAGTATCGTATAATAATAGTTTATACGAATAGCGTATATCTTACTATGAGGTGATGATGCAACTTGATGATATATTAGATGAATGGCATAAAGACTGTCAGATTGATAGAACTGAACTAGGAGAAGCAGCTCTTGCTATTCCTCAGTTACATTCAAAATACTATAAGATGTATTCCCGTGAACGACTCACATTTAAAAAATTAGAAGCAGACTATAAAGTGCTTGCTAAAGCTAAGTGGGAGTACTATCAAGGTCATATGGATCTTGAAGATCTTAGAGAATGGGGTTGGGAACCTAATCCATTAAAAATACTTAAACAGGATCTTGATCGATATATTGATTCAGATCCAGATGTTATCCAGTTAACTATGAAGCTAGGTTATGCTAAGGAGAAAGTAGACTTCTTAGATAATGTAATTCGTAGTTTAAATACTCGTGGCTATAATATTAGAGCAGCAATCGATTGGGAAAAATTTAAGATGGGAGCTATCTAAGTGGAAACTCTTTCCATTGTTCCATATAACGAAGTCTTTATTCGTGTTAATTGCGAAGCAGGTACTGCATATGAGATGTCAGAGTACTTCACATTTACAGTACCCGGTGCTAAATTTATGCCAGCTGTTCGTAATAAAGTATGGGATGGAAAGATAAGATTATTTAATGTAGCAACTAAACTACTATACAAAGGTCTTATTCCTTATGTAGAACAGTTTGCAAAAGAGCGTGACTATAAAATAGATCTACATGAAGAGTTAGAAGCTGCTAATGAATTTAGTATCGCTGAAGCAAAAGAATTCTGTAAAAGTTTAGATATTGATCCATGGCCGAGAGATTACCAACTACAGGCTTTCGTGCATAGCATACGTCATAATCGTGGTCTCCTGTTGTCTCCTACAGCTTCTGGTAAATCACTTATCATATATCTAATTACACAATACCTAATAGAGACGAAGGTTCTGATCATTGTACCCACAGTGTCTCTAGTATATCAAATGAAGACGGACTTCTTAGACTATGCTAAGAAAGGCGCATTAGATGAATCGTTTATTAGAGTTATTTCTGGTACAGAATCTAAAGATTGGCTTCAAGGGCATGAAGAACCGATAACTATAACTACATGGCAATCCATTCATAAGATGCCAAAAAAATGGTTTAGTCAATTTGGTACTATTATAGGTGATGAAGCTCATCTATTCAAGGCTAAATCTCTAACATCAATTATGACTAAGTTAGAAGATTGTAAATATAGATATGGGTTTACTGGTACTTTAGATGGTACACAAACTCACAAACTTGTATTAGAAGGTTTATTTGGATCAGTAGAAAAAGTAACTACAACATCTACTCTAATTGAGCAGAAACATCTAGCAGAATTTAAGATCAAAGCTACTGTATTAAAATATCCTGATCATATTAAACAACAATGTAAGCAGTTAACATATCAACAAGAGATAGACTTCTTAATTAAAAGTACACAACGTAATAGATTTATTAGAAATCTAGCTGTATCATTGAGCGGTAACACTCTACTTTTATTTCAAATTCTAGATCATGGTAAAGAATTAAAACGTTTGATCGATGAAATGGTAGAGCAAACGATTGAGCAGAGAAAGACTTTCTACGTCGCAGGTCAAACAGAGGCTCTAGAAAGAGAAAACATTCGTGCAATAGTTGAAAATGAAACTAACGCTATCATATGTGCATCATACGGAACATTCTCTACTGGAGTTAATATCAAAAACCTACATAATATTATATTCGCAAGCCCTTCAAAGTCTCGTATTAGAAACTTACAATCAATAGGTCGAGGGCTGCGTAAGAGCGATAGTAAAGAAAGTGCTACGCTATTTGATATTGCTGATGACTTGACCTGGAAAGCCCATAAGAATTATACCATTCAACATTTTGCAGAACGCATTAAGATATACAATGAAGAAAGATTTGACTATAAAATTTACACAGTCAAACTAAAGGTATAAAATGACTCACATATTACTTAAACTAACCAGTGGCGATGATATCATTGGAAGACTTGCAATGGAAGATAAAGATAGTATCACTATCGAAAATCCTGTCATTGTTAAGCTTGTTGCTCGTAATACTAATCTTGGATACACTTTTCTTGGACCTTGGTACTCATTCGGTAAAGAATCATACCATGCGGTCGATATTAAAAGACATCATATCATCTCATCTTTTGATGACGTAAATGAGTTCGTCGCTGATCAATATGAGAAATTTCTTGATTATTATAACAATAGTAGTTATAATGAAGAGAATGAAGAAGAGGATAATGATATGAATGCAGATGAGATGGAAGCGTTACTTGATCGATTCAATCATAAAGGATTACTACATTAATATATCTCTACCCTGTCTTAATACAGATTATATAGAGTTTCTCAGAAAAGGCAACTACTTTTTATGGCTAAAGCAAAAAAACATTATGTAAATAACAAAGAGCTGTATGAAGCAATGCTCAAATATCAGCAAAGCATTCGCGATGCTGAGGAAAGTGGTGATGACAGACCACCCGTTCCTGAATATGTTGGCCAATGCTTAGTACAGATCGCAAATAGATTATCTCATAAACCTAATTTTATTAACTACTCATATCGTGATGAAATGATTAGTGATGGTATTGAAAACTGCATCACTTATATTAATAATTTTAATCCAGAGAAAAGTAAAAATCCATTTGCCTATTTTACGCAGATCATTTATTATGCATTCTTAAGACGTATCCAGAAAGAAAAGAAGCAGCTATACATTAAGCATAAAGCTCTTGAAGATAGTGTGTTAATGGATAAAATTATTGAGCATGCTGAGTATGCAGACGGGCCTGCCCCTATACCTACATACGTTGATTTAGATAATGAGTATATGGTTGAATTTGTACAAAACTTTGAACGCAAGCAAAATGAAAAGAAGCAGCGTCGCAAAGGTATAGACAGATTTACTGATGATGAGGAAATGTTTGATGAAGCTAGCACTAGTGACTGACCAGCACTTCGGTGTGCGTAATGATAATGTAAAGTTCTTAGATTATTTTGAAAGATTTTATAGTAATATTTTCTTCCCAAAACTAAAAGAAGAAGGTATTGATACTATTATTGATCTAGGTGATTCATTTGATAGACGTAAGTTTATTAACTACTACTCACTAGAGCGTAGTTATAATATGTTTTATGATGTTGTTAAATCTAATGATATGAAACTGTATTCA